CTTTTGATTTAGATGTTTCTATAAGTGCAGTCAGGAATGTAGTAAATTGTTCCACTCGTGCTATAACAGTTAAATCAACAATTCTGTCTTATGATTCGTCGTTTCCAGGCCTTTCAGGCTATGGATGTAAACGGCCAGTGGTTCAGAAACTTAACGGATCAGTGGTTAGGAGATTCGATTCAACACTTTCAGCGGCGAAAGAGTTTAGTGTTACGGATAGCACGGTTTCTAGTTGGTGTCGGGGTACGCGAGCCAGAAATGGTTTTCAATGGGAATACGAAACGACTTAGCGATGCTTTCAACTGCTATTCGCGGCAACTATCCCATTACGCAAGACATGCGGCAAAAATGGGTAAACACTGCCAACGAGCTAGTTGTTGCGGGTAAGCCCAGAGAGCAATTAGCAGCTTTGCGGGTTTTAATTTTGATGGATCAGTTGAACAAGAAAGAGGAGAGAGAAAGTTTTGGAGACGCAATATTGGGGATCGCAGAACGCCTTGGAATTCGAAATGAAGTTGAAGGAACTTCCCAAGCAAGACCAGATCAACATATTGAAAGAGTTGTCGAAGGCATCGCAACCGATGTCACACAGAGACAATATGATGATACGCCAGAGAGAGGAGAGGTCTAAGGCAGCGGAGGTTGTCATCCCACCAATAGCTGATCCAATCCGCCGCGCAGCATGCCTGCAAGATCCAGAACTATTCCTTCGCACTTACTTCTCGGCAATCTTCTACAATCCGTTTGCAAGCCACCACAAGGCGATGATCCAAGCCATCTATGACAGATGTTATAGCGGCGGCGATAAGGCTGTGGCAGCTCCGAGAGGTGATGGAAAATCCCAGGTAACTATCGGGATGATGGCTTATGCACTTTTAGCAACGCCGATTCGCTTCCCGATCTTCATTGCACAGACAACCAAAAAGTCCTCCAAGCTATTCAAGCAACTCAAAGGAAAGTTCTCCAACGAACGGAAGTATCCTGAGTTTTGCGGCGACTTCCCCGAAGTGTCGGCATGCGTCAAAGCACTCGACGGTGCACCGCAACGAGCGGCAAAGCAACACGTAGATGGCAATAAAACGGATATCATTTGGAGTCAAGAAAAGATCCGATTGCCGTACATCGAGGGTTGTCCATTCAGCGGAAAAATGGTCGTCTACTTCGGGCTCGATGCAGCTATTCGTGGTGAAGGCGACGACGAGGATCGTCCTGACTTGGCGGTAATCGACGATCCAGAAACAAGAGAAGTTGCTTTCTCCCCAACGAACCAGCACCAAAACATTGAGGACATGATCGACTCGGACGTTGCTGGCTTAGCCGGTCCGAACAAACGAATCTCGCGGGTGGTTCTAACGACTATCCAAAACAGAAAGTGTTATTCGTTCCGAGTCACTTCTAGAACGCACAAGCCAACCTTCGAAGGAGACAGGTACGGCATTCTTTCGACCTGGCCAGAGCGAGACGATCTATGGCAGGAATACACTGCAAAACGTCAAACAGCACAATCCGCAGGAGATCGAAGCGGACGGGCAGCGACTCAGTTTTACCTAGACAACATGGAGCAAATGAAACTAGGTGCGACGCTGACGAATCCCCATAGGTTCGTCTCAGAAAAGGATAGCGACGGCAACCCGATAGAGGTTGATGCGTTGCAAGCGTTCTATAACCGAGTTGCTGACTGGGGATTGGATCGAGTTCTAGCCGAACTTCAGAACGAACCAAAAGAGGAAGAGATACCGGAAAGCCTTGGCATTACTCCCGGTATCGTTACGTCTCGCATGAGCGGTTTAGCACATGCGGAAGTCCCACCCGGTGGAAAGATATTTTTTGGATGCGACGTTGGCAAATATAAACTCGATTGGTGCAAGGTAGCTTTTCATGGCAATTGTGTGGGGACCGTCATCGATTACGGTGAATGGCGTGTTATTGGTACAGACAAGACAAGTTCGGATGAGGCTACTGAGCTCGCAATCCTTCGAGCCTTGCACGAGCTGCGACGTTTCGCACTCGCCGAGACTCGTCCAGACTTTGGTTTCATCGACTCAGGCGACTTCACCCCAGCGATCTATGAATTTATCCGCCAAACGGGTGCACCGTTCGTAGCGTCGAAAGGACACGATGACTCACGCATCAGCTACGCAGGTGAGAACACGGAGAAGAAACGTCACTTCGATCAGTGCCGGGCAGACTGGCAACAGGAGCAAGGACTATGGCTTTACAACTACAATTCCCACCACTGGAAAAATGAAGTTCACCAACGGTTCACAACCAAGACGTTTGACGAATCACACCAATTCAACGACGGGAGTCTATCCGTATGGGCAACGCAAGATCCGAAAGTTCACTTGGCATACTCACAGGAGATATGCGCGGAAGAACGTGGTGCCACGAAGGTAGTAGACGACCGTATTTCGTCAGCACTTCCAGTACCAAGAGTTAGTTCCTTCGTTCCTCAACCATGCTCTTGCTGCACTGCATTGCGTCCCGTCGATACGAACTATAGCCGAGTCGTATCAACACAAGGCAGGATTCGATATTGCAAGTGCAGCTTCTGCGGGAACACATGGAAAGATCAAGGCTAGTTTACACAACGTGTAAATCTGATAATTCCGTTGTCGTTCTGTCTATGCGATTCTTAACGCATGGACGCGGCCAATCTTCTAACGCAAATCGAAGCAGCGATTGAGGCACTCTTAACCGGAGGTGCGTCGTCGTACTCTATTGGCAATCGCAGCGTCACAAAGCTAGATCTGAAGTCGCTGTTTGAAGAACGCAGGATGCTGCAAACAGAAGTGCAGCGTTCAACGGGTTCAGGTGTTTTTAGCCTCGCAAAGATGGGGCGAAGACGATGAATCTCCTAGACAAGATCGTTGGGTACTTTTCTCCTCATGCAGGTCTAAAACGTGCTCAGGCTCGTCAACTGTTGAAGCGATCCTACCAAGGTGCAGAAGCTAATCGGCTCACTAACAATAAAAAGCCACGCAACCAGTCTGCCGATCAAGAAATGATGGGTCCGTACGGTGCGGATGCGTTACGTGCTTGGGGTCGTGCGTTGGTTCGAGATAATGCATATGCTTGGAATGTGGTCGATACCATCGTATCGAACGTGGTTGGCGATGGCATCACAGCCCAATCGACTTACGAAACTCCAGATGGTGAAGACGTTGAAGACGTAAACGACATCAGAGACAAGACGTTTGCGGAATGGTGCGAAGTCGCAGACATCAACGGCGAGCTGACGTTTGCCGAAATCCAGATTCTTGCAAAGCGGGAAATGGTCGAAGCTGGCGAAGTCCTGATTCGTAAGATATCTACACCGAACAAAACCTACAAAGGAATTACTCGCCCAGTTCCGTTTGCCTTGGAATTGATTGAAGCGGACCGTATCTCGATGGAACGCGATACTTTCGCGACTCGAATCAATAAAGAAAACGGCAACCGAGTTATCCGAGGCATCGAGTTAGACGACAAAGGAAAGCCAGTCGCATACTGGATCTACCCAGAACATCCGAACAGCCCGTACACGGTTCAGAACCAAGTACCTGAACGCATTAACGCTTCCGAAATCATTCATCTTTATCGCAAAGATCGAGTTGGACAGACTAGGGGCGTTACCTGGTTTGCTCCAGTTATGTCTTGGATGAGAGACCTTGGCGTCTACGTTGACAACGAAATACAAGCGTCGGCGGTAGCGTCTTGCTTTGGCGTTGCGATTAAATCCGACATGCCTATCGGTAGTCTAATGCCACCGAACGGTGAGGACACAACGGACACCAGCGGTAACAGTTTGGAGTATCTAGAGCCTGCGATGGTTGTGAGATTGCGTCCAGGTGAGTCGGTTGAGTCGATCAATCCAGGTCGGCCAAACTCAGCATCCGAACCTTGGATCAATCTAATGATTCGCGGAATCTGTGCTGGAACCGGCACGAACTACGAAGCGATTGCAAAAGACTTCTCAAAGACTTCCTACAGTTCCTCGCGTTCTTCCAAGCTAGAAGATCGACCAAGATACAAACGCGGCCAGAACTTTATTGTTCATCATCTCTGCCTGCCTGTTTGGGACGAGTTCTGTAACGCAGCCGCACGGGCTGGACTGGAAAGCTTCCCAACGTCAACTGAACTTCTGGAAGATCGTCGCAAAGTCGCCCCCGTTGAATGGCAGCTACCAGAGCAAGAGTGGGTCGATCCGATGAGCGAACAGCAAGCGGCTGAGCTATCGCTGAAATCTTATACCGATACCGCACAAAACGTTCTTGGTGCTCGTGGACTTTCTTACCGTGCTGTGTACTACCAAGCAGCAAAAGAACGCAAGCTGCGATTGAAACTCGGCTTGCTGACTCCGGAAGAGCAGACCACGCAGATGATGGCTGCACAGACTGGAGCGGCAGGTCCAGCAGATGAGGCGGCGGACATTGCGATTGAAGCAGAAGGCGGAACTGGCGAATGGATGGGGCTCAGTCGTCTTCAATGGAATCGCAATCGCAAAGCCTTGATGGACGTTCTTAACGGACTCGCAGACGGTTCGATGAGCAAGCCTCTCGCCGAAGCTCAATTGGCAATGATCGGACTCGCACAAAAGAACATTGACGCAATTATCGCAGACGCATCCGATGGCGTTGTTGATAATCCTTTGCCAGCCGAGGAGGTCGCAGCCAGTGTCTAAGAAAGGCAAGCTACCACCAATCAAGTCTAACGCACTTGCGATGCGTTCGGTGTCTGTTCAATCTGCAACAGCGGACGCAACAAAGCGTTCTGTTAGCGTTGTCACGGCAACCGAGAATCCAATCGATCGATGGGACGAGTCGCGACAAATGGTAGTCGCTGAAGTTCTAGAGATGGACGGAATGACGCTGCGATCTGGTGCAACTCAGATACCGATCGTCGATAGCCACGACACAACTACCGTTCGCAATGTACTCGGCAGTCTCCGCAATTTAACCATCACTGGAGACGAGTTCGGTGGTACAGCTTATTTCGCAAGCGACGAGGACAGCCAAACCGCATACGGCAAGCTACTCGAAGGCCACATCACAGACTTCTCAATTACCGCACAACCTGACGAGGTTCTAGAGCTTCGTTCTGGTCAATCTTACACGACATCACGAGGGACTGAGGTTATCGGGCCTGCGAATGTCATCACGAAATGGACCGCACTCGATGCGAGCCTAGTGGCTACTGGGGCCGATTCACGATCGACAGTGCGTCGGTCTTACACCGATTTGAAGCAAAGGAAAAGAACG